ATTGCACCAGCATTGTAAGTAATTCCATTTCCACCAGACAACCTTGCATCTAATGTGCTGTTAAAATCAGAAGTTGCTAATTTTGTAGCAATAGAGTTCGTAATTGTAGTTGAGAAACTTGCATCATCACCTAAAGCTGCAGCTAATTCATTTAAAGTATTTAAAGCACCCGGTGCAGAATCTATCAAGTTATTTACTTGAGTAGTTACATAAGATTGTGTTGCGTAACTATTACCTGTTAAGTAAGAAGCTACATCTGAATCAGCGTATTGTGTTATTGAAGAAGCAATTTGTCCAGAACCAGATAATGTTATTCCTGTTCCTGCTGATAGATAACTTTGTACATCTGAATCTGCATATTGTGTGATACTTGTAGATATCTGACCACTACCGTTTATAGATATACCAGTTCCAGCTGAAATATATGATTGTACATCTGAATCTGCATACTGTGTGATTGTTGTAGCAATAACTCCAGAGCCAGAAAGAGTAATTCCTGTTCCAGCTGAGAGGTAAGACTGAACATCTGTATCACCATAAGATGAGCCGAATACTGTAATCGTTCCACCCATTCCAGAGTGTGATGAACAGTAGTAATAAAGAATATCTGAAGTAGCAGCATTAACTGTATACTCCACATACGCCCCAGCACTACCTTGAGAACCATTTGTTGTTTTTCCTGTTGTGTACTCACTACCACTGTTATGAGAACCATTATCAGTTGTTGATAATTTAAATGGATGCCCAGATAATGAGTTGTCAGATAAATCAAATCTATAAACTATACCTGGATTAAATGATATAGTAGCTTGAGCTTCTCCATCTATTAAGAATTTATTACTACCACCGACACTTGCTACTGTTACCGCATATTCAACTATTGCTATATTGTTTTCTAAGTTAATAGTTTTATTAGTTAGTGTATCTGTAGAGCTTTCAGTAACTACTGTTGAGTCTATTGATATGGCTCCAGAAGAAAAATCTATACCTGTACCACCACTTATATAGCTTTCTACATCAGAATCGGCATACTGAGTAATACTTGTTGCAATCTGACCAGAGCCAGACAATGTGATTCCTGTACCTGCTGATAAATATGACTGAACATCAGAGTTAGCGTATTGAGTAATTGTTGTTGCAATAACTCCTGCACCAGAAACTGTAATTCCTGTACCTCCAGATATTGCAGCTCTTGCTCTTGCATCTGTATAATAAAGATTTGTTGAACCTTCTGTTAAATCATCTGTGTCAAAGTTAGCAATGCTAGAAACTGTACCAGTTATGTTACCTGTTACATTACCTTCTAGGTTTGCAATTAAAGTACCAGTTGTATGACCTGTTCCAGTAATATCTACTGAAGTAGTAGGTTCTGTTTGATTGCCATGAAATAATCTAAACTTATCAGAAGTACTTGCATCCCAAGCTAAACCTGCATACTTAGTAGTAGAAGATTGTACATACTTACCATAAAAACCTATATCAACAGAATTACCTGTATTGTCTTTTGCATATTTAAAGAGTGGGTCGGCAACGGTTACAGTAGTAGAATCAACTTGTGTAGAGGTACCCTCGACTGTTAAGTTACCAGTAATTGTTGCATTTCCATCAATAGAAATATTTGTAGAAGTTATATCATTAGAAGTTAGTACACCATCTACTTGAAGATTGTTAAACTGAACATTGCTGTTTGTTGCAACTGCCTGTCCTATACTAAATTCTCCAGAACCAGATAAAGTAACACCAGTTCCTCCAGATAAGTAAGACTGAACATCTGAATCTGCATATTGAGTTATAGTTGTCGCTATAGCTCCAGCACCAGATATTGTAATTCCTGTACCAGCAGATACATGTGCAAGAACTTCAGCTTGTGAAGGGCCTGTGTATGTAATAACACCAGTAGAGTTATTGTAAGCTAAGCTTCCATCTCCACCAGCATCAGTAACACTAATACCTGTTTTAGTAATAAAAGCAGAGTTAGTATTTGAATAATTAGCTAAATCGTTGTCAACAACGAAATCCATTGTTCCGTCGGAATCATCATAAGTAACAGTTATTAATGTTTCAGTGTTACCTGTAATCATTCCGCCGACAAAGTCTTCTATACTTTCTTCTGTTTGTATTTGAGAATCAACATATGCTTTTATTGATTGTTGTGTAGCAAGATGAGTACTGCTATCACTAGCCATGTTATCTTCATCTTTTACTGGAACTACTAAGTCGATTGTTCCATCAGAATCATCATATGTGACGGTAATAAAAGTTTCTGTGTTACTTGCAAACATCGGTCCAATAATGTCTTGGACTTGTTCAGAAGTTAACTGATCTACAACAAAATTTAATCTGCCATTTGTGTCATCGTAAGTAACTGTTACATTAGTTTCAGTTCCTCCATCAACCATTCCTCCAACAATATCTTGTACTTGCTCTGTAGTTAACTGAGTATTTGTGTCAGTAGAAGCAATTGTAAGAGTTCCTGCAGCATCATCATAAGTTACAGATATGTTTGTACCTGCTGTAATAACACTATTTACTTGGTCATCTATTCTCTCGTTTAAATCAGCTGTTATCTCAGATAAATCTGCTGTAAGAGTTAAAGTTCCTGCTGAGTCATCATAAGCAGTGTCAACACCTGCACCACCAATAACGAGTGCATTAACTCTATCGTCCACTCTTTCGTTTGTAAAATATAAGTTTGATGAACCTTCACTCAGATTATCTGTATCTAAGTTAGCAATACTTGAAACTGTACCAGTAACATTACCTTCTAAGTTAGCAACTATTGTTCCAGCAGTACCACTAAATACTTCTGAAGTATTAGTTGCATCTGGAATAAAAGTAAATTTACCACTACTGTCGTCATACCCAAAGAAACCAACTTTTGAAGCAGAACCATTGTGCCATCTAAATTCGACACCTCTGTCTTTGTTATCGTCTGAAGAAGGAGCTGTATCCCCACCCAATGTCATTATTGGGTCATCAAGAGTTGTTGTTGTACTGTTTATTGTTGTTGTCGTACCGTTAACTATTAGGTTTCCACTAAGAGTTAAACCATTAAATGTTGGGGAATCTGATGTTGATAAACCTAAAGAAGCTCTGGCTGTATTTCCTGATTCAGTAATAAAGTTAGATCCATCACCGATAATAAACTTTCCATCACCTGGTGTTAATCCTGATATATCAGTTAGTTGTGCATCAAAAGCTTGAACATCGCTACCAATAGCTATTCCTAATGCAGTTCTAGCACCCGAAGCTGTTATTGCACCCGTACCACCATCAGCTAATCCTATAAAATCAGATGCTTGAAACTCGGCGAAACCTGTCAGGTCACTACCGCTAAATTCTCCTCTTATAGGTGTTTTTATTGCCATTTTATGCCGCCATCGTTATATCTTTTGTCACTGTTGTTCCATCTGCTTTTTTGTATGTAAAAGTAAGGCTATCCCCACTTGTAGTAGCGGGCATTATCATAAATGAAAAAGTGCTACCATCTGATTTTAGCAGACGAAAAGCTCTCGTGGACATACCTGCACTTGAACCTCCACCGTTTACAGACTGAGAGACACTTTGGTTTATAAAAAAGTTTTTAAGAGTGACTTTTTCAGTACTTCCATCAGCTTTTTTGTATGTTAAAAACCCGTGTTTAGATAATCTGCTTAAGGCTTCATTTCTAAATGTTAATTTACCTGTTCCATCATCAGTTGTGATTTCAATACCTTCACCTGCTTCAGCAGTCAAAGTATCTGTAGATGAATCTGCTGTTATAGTTGATTGTCCTGCGACTGCAACATTCTTAAAAACATCCTCTGTACTACCAGAAGTTGAAGTAGAAGTAAAAGTAACAGTATCTGTAGCAGCGTTAGTTGTTATTGTCATACCAGAACCCGCAACGAGATTAAGTGTATCTGTTGCTGAGTCTCCTACGACATTACTCTGTCCCGTGACTGCTATCTTATCAAAAGAATTTGTTTGAGTCGAAGCTATTGTTAATGTGTTATTTCCACTATTAGGGGTTAAAGTTATGTTACTTCCTGCAGCTATTGTAAATGTATCTCCTACACTTCCTGCATTTAAGCTAGTTGCACCTACGGTTACAGTACCGAAAGCGTTATTACTATCAATGGTTGACCATTCAATAGTTCCATTTCCTGCGTTTCTTAAGTATTGACCAGCAGTACCTTGAGCACCACCAATTGTCATTTTTGCAAAATCTAAAAAACCACTTTCAGTAATTTTTACCCATTTTGTACCATTTGTACCTAAATGTAGTTCTTTCTGGCCTGTTGTACCTATTGATAAGGTTTTATCAGAAATAATTGATTTACCGTCAAAGTAAAGATTTGAATGAGGGACACTAGATCCATTACCTGATTTTAGTCTTAAAGTAGCATCGTTAACTTGAAAACCATTAAAAGAAGAAGCAGCACCATTTTGGTCATCAGTCGCATTGCCTGTTTCCATTTGGTCTGTTGTGTTATATAAACTAATAAGAGTAGAGGTAATCTCTGCTCTCTCAACATTATTTAAAACAGCCGTAATCTCTGCATCACCTGCGGCACCAGAATCGATTACTTCTATCTTGGAATCACCCTCGTTAATTAAATCAGCCATTCTATCCTTCCAGTACTTCTATTCTAGCTGTCAATTCTTGAATAGATTTTACCAGCACTGGTATAAGTTCGTCATATCTCAAACCGTAACTCTCAAAATCCTCTGGTAAATCTTCAATTAAGTTTCCTTCTTCGTCAACTTCATCAACACTTTCAGCATATGAACCTTGTGTATATAAAGCATAATTTTGGTCATCTCCTGCGTAGTCTATAAGTTTTTGTTTTACATCTTGTGCTGAAAAACCCAGGTGTGTTCTAACACCACCATCTAACCATTTATACTCTATTGGTTCTAAAGTATTTAAAAAATCTAAACCAAGAGTTGTATTTTCTACATCAGTTTTAAGTGTTATATCAGAAGTATTTACTGAACCATTAGTATAAATATCATCCCATCTCAAGCCACTACTTCCTAAATCATAAGTATTGTTTACATTAGGTTTCCAGTGACTTCTAATAAAACTAGAACCACTAGCAGAGAGTGACAATCCCGTAGAAACACCATTCGGTCTAAAAGTAAATTGCGAAGTCTGACCTATATCAATATAAGTATTAGAAGCACCATTATGTTCTAATCTATCACCAGTTTCTACATTACCACTAGCTCTTACTGTTGCACCTTGAACTGTTGAAGCTGAAGTAATATTTGCAGATGTATCAATAAATACTGATGATAAAGAGTTAGTATTTATTAACCCAGCAGATATAGTACCACTAGTTATATTGCTAGCACTTAAATTCGTAACTGTAACATTGTTACCATTTATTGTTCCACCTGTTATGCTATTTGCACTTAAGTTACTAATAGTTACATTACTTGCATTCAATGTTCCTGTTGTGACGCTATCTGCACTTAAGTTAGATACTTTGGCATCGGTTATTGCATCATCTGCTACTTTGTTAGTACTTACAGCTCCATCCTCTAATTGATTACCATTTAAAGTACCTGTAGTTATATTGTCTGCATCTAAATTACTGACGGTAATGTTGCTACCATTTATAGTTCCACCAGAAATCAAGTTTGCAGAAATAGTTCCGCCAGAAATCAAGTTTGCAGAAATATTTCCGCCAGAAATTAAGTTGGCAGAAATAGTTCCGCCAGAAATTAAGTTAGCTGAAATAGTTCCAGAAGCTATATTTGAAGCATTTAAGTTTGTGACACCAATAACAGAAGCATCAATAGTTCCAGCATTTATTTTATCTGCTGATAAATTAGCTATCTTTGCATTAGTAATAGTTGCATCAGCTATTTTAGCATTTGTTATTTGAGCGTCGCCGATTTTAGCAGTTGTAATTGTTGCATCACTGATATGAGATTCAGCTATTAAAGTAGCAGCAGCTGTTTGTCCATCTGAAGGAGTTGAGGCATTACCTGATTTATCTACAGCGATAATTCTAAAGTAATAATTTTCCGAGTCTGCTAATTCTATAGTTGCTACAACAGGAATTTGCTGTAATAGGTTTCCTGAAGTAACTCTTACTTCACCAATTTTATTTGATGTAGCTACAGTAAAGTTTTGTGCATTTCCTGATACAGTTACTGCGTGAATTGCTAAATAATCTAAATCTCCTTCTAGAGTGAAGTTTCCATAAGGATTACCACTTCCATCAGTTCCTGCTTTACGCAAGTGATGAGATATCTGAACATTTAAAGCTCCTGCTGCAATGGTTGCAGTATGTGGTTTAGAAGGAGCAACACCATCTTTTGTAATTTCTACTCTTGCGTTAGTAGCAAAACTTGCATTAACACTAGAACTGTCAGTATATAAATCTCCACCTGTCCCATCGTAAGCTGACATTTTATGAAATCCTGATTTATCATAAACAGTTACACCTACTTGATATGTATAACCAATTGTTAAATCTTGAAGCAATAAACTTTCTGAACTAGCACCTGTGTAAGGAAAATCTTTATAAGAGTATTGGGCATCACCAAGTTTTTTATATCTAACTCTGTAATGACTACCATCTGTTATTTGTGAACCATCTTCATTTGTAGGTTTTGCTAATACAACTCTTATAAATCCTTTATCTACTCCTACCGAATCTTGGTAACTACCTGATTGCAAAGTAGGTGTGGCAGGTAAATCAGGTATAGAAAAAACACCAGCGGTAACTTGATTTAAAGAGAACTCACTAAATCTTAAATCGTCTCCTATAAATCTTAATAAATCTCCAAGCTCAACCTGGGCTGAACCTGATTCAAAAGTTACATACTGTGTTAAATCTGTATATTTTCCATCTTTATCTCTAAAGTAAATACCCATTCCTGTTTTTATTGGCCAAGTTAAACCTTGAACACGAACCTTAGCAGGTGTTATTGTTTGTCCTCTGAATACCGCTTCATACATACTTCTTGATTCAGCCGCAGCTTCTGTTGAAGTATCTTTGAAACCTATGTCAGGGTCGAAAGCAAATATAAAGTCTCCTGCTCTCATGTCTCCCTCAACTTCATATTGTTGAAGGTCTAAGTTAAGGACTTTTTTAACTCTTGATAACTCATTAAGCATTAAGGTAGCTCTATTGTTAAGTTGAGCTATTGCAATGTCAGGTTCTTGAACTAAAGCAACTCTTGTCAAAGCATTGCCATGTAAATCTTTATAAGGATTGGAAGATAAGTTAGCTTCTCCTGCAACATCTGTAGCAGTGTCAAAATATCCAACTTCTCCTACAAAGTCAACTCTATTAACAAAGTCTGTAGCATCAAACTCTGTTCTTAATCCTTGTGGAACAACACCATCAAACTCAGGGTCATCTCCGTAGCCTGATTTAACAACAATGGTTGTTGGATTATTATTAACACCTACAAACAAATTAGCTGACGGACCTGCATCAATAGTTCCATTTGCATTAATTTTGTATTCGACATTCAACTGTTCGGAAACTTCTTTTAAAGCACCTAATGCAGTTTGTACGAAATGTGAACCTGTATAGGTACCTGCTGGGTTAGTTATTGTTCCTTGAGTAATAGCTTGAGAATTACCTGCTTCTGTTCTCATTATCCCTAATGGCTTATTAGTTTGTGCTGTAGAATTAAATAAAGTTTCAGCTAGTGTAGTTCCAATATAGTTTCTAACTTTTCCAATATTCTTACTTTCAGCTATGACCATACCTTTTGATTGACCATCGCCAAGATAGAGTTGTAAACCTTGACCAGTAATAGAAACAACATTCTCTTCTAGTGATCTGTTAAGAATAATACCTGTATACCTTGCGGTAGAAAGTATTTGAGCATCAGATAAAGTATTAATATCAACTTGATTAGCAGTTAAGACTATATGTCCCCACTCTTTTATAGCTTCGACTACTTCTGTTGGGGTTTCAGATTGAGAGAAATCTACATTAAAGCTACCAGCACCCATTAACCGTTCTGTTACTGCCATTATGCTCTCACTAATCTAATATTTTCGTATAGTCCTTCCAAATATTGGTCTCTCACAGCATCTGCTGTATTGTGGGTAGCAGGGCTTGAAGCATTATAAACATACCCTAAAAAGGTCTTAACTTGGCTACTAGCTAGGTGTATGAGCCTACTTGAAGCAACAGCTGTAAAACCTTGCGGACTTCCCATCATAAACTTCTGTCCAGAAGTGTCTGCACTAGTTTCTACAAGATAACCTGTTCCTGCGGACATTCCGTTAGAAGTAACCATTCTTAAATTTTTTCTAGTATCTGCACTTCTCGTTGAGGTTCCTGCTTCAGATATAACCATTGATGCGTGATGAGCACCCCTTTTAAGACTTATATCTACGGTTAACCTTCCGTCACCATGAGTGTCATCAGAATAAGTAACAAATCTTACAACAACTTCTTGTGGTTCATTTCTTAGTATTTGGACTGTTTTCCAAACATTCCACTGTGTTAAAGAAGAACCGCTAGATATTTCTATTTCTCTAGTACTTGTGTAACTACCATTATCATAAAAAGAAATACTAAATCTTGATTGGTCTGTAGTGCTTCCTGAAGTGATTTTTACAATACCATTAGAAAGCTCTACTCCTGTTGGGGTGTTAGATGTTAAGTAACCTGATTTAATTGTTGAATCCATAGTTATCTTTGCTGCACCTTTATAAAAATTTGCAGGGTCAACTATCCAATTAGAACCAAAGTCTCTCAAGTCTGCATCGTAGAAAAAAGTTACACTACCATCTTCGGTAGATCTAACTAAAGGTGTAGGTAGAGAATCGTTTTTATAGTTATAAGTAGTAACAGGAACTGCATGCCATGGAGCATAAGTAGTGCTATTTGTAGTAATAGAATGAGAATTTGTAAGTAAGGCACCACTCATATTAGATTCAAAAATCATTTCCGAAGGTCTTCCCTTCATTTCAAAACCGATTGAATATGAAAAGTAACCCGTAGCCAAACTTATAGGAGATACATCCATAGAAGTTATCTTTCCATAACCTGCTAGGGTTGCATCTCCTTCGTAAGTAATAGGCAAAATTAAATCTGAGTTACCCATAGAAATCATTTCATCTCGGAGTTTTTTTGTAGCTGCTATCGTATCTTCACACAATGAACCGTTAAAACTAAAACTTCTATCTAGATTATTTAAATTACTAGATTGAACAGAACTTTCTTTTATTCCTCTTGGAGATGTGAATGTCACTCTCCCTAATGTCATTGTATTAGCCATCTACTTTTTTCTTAATCCATTCTGCCACTTCGACTTGTACTTCTCTTGGGTAATGAGCAATCATGTATTCAAAACTTTCTCCTGCTTTCATACGAGCCCATACTCCTCTTTTTAGTTCTCTCATTGTTGTTGGTTGTTTCTTAAAACCGCTCATCTTACTACTCCACTTCTTCCATCACTTTTTAATTTATTTAATTCTTTTTGAATTGTTTGAGCTGTTCTTCTTGCTGCTATTGGATCTGATGGTAAGCCTGTTACATTAAGTGTAACATAATTAGTTGTGTCACCTCTTGAGTCTCCCATAGGACTAATTTGTCCACCACCACCTGGAAATGCTTTCATCATTTCAGGACCATACTCACCAACGACATAATTTTGACCAGGCTTAAAACTTCCTCCCATATGTCTATAAGTAGGTTTCATATTTGCATAACCTCCAGAAGTTTTAAAGTCACTAAATAAATCATCCATCTGTCCACCTGTTACGGAATTTGTCGCATCGTAACCAAGTAAAGCTTGCAATGTAGGAAGATTTGCGAGTGCTGTATCAACCATGCCTTGTCCTAAAGGTCCTGATTCAACTCTTGCATGATTCATCAAGGTCATTAATCCGTCAATTCTTTGATTATCTAAACCAAGAAGTTCACCAGTCATTTTTAGTTCAGATTCTTTTAATGTATTAAAATTAGCTTGTGCTTCAATCATGTCTAGTGTGTTATCAACTAAGTCTCTTTGTAATGAGTGAATGTCTTGGTGTGCATCTAAAATATCATCAGGAATCTCTGCAAGTCTTTCGCCTATGTCTATTCTTCTTTCTTCTATTTCGGCAATTTCTTCCTGTCTTCTTATCTGTGCTTCTCCTGAAATATCAAGAGCTTGTGCTCTTAGTTCATCTGCTTGTGCTTGAGTTACGGATTTACCATCTATTTCATCAATTTGTTCTTGTATAGCTTTTGCTTCTAATTCAGCAAACTCTAAAGAGCCGTGAGCAGCAGCTGCATTAACTCTAACCAAATCCTTCTTAAGTTTTTCTTTTCGAAGTTGTTCGTTAGCAGTCAACGCCATTCCTGTTCTAAGGCGTTCTTCAATTTCTAATGCTTCATTTTCCAACTCTTGCATCTCAAGTTTTTCTTCTGCGTTAGTTATTTCTTGTGAGCCTAAATCAACTAAATCTTGTTGTAATGAAACATCTTCATTTGTTAAATCAAGTTGTTCTTGATGTAAATCGGCATGTTCTTTGTGAGCTTTTGCTAAATCTCTTTCATTTTTTTGCATTTCAAATTGTTCTTTTATTGGGTTAAATAAATTATCAATTTTAGTTCTAAAGTCTCTAGTAATTCTTAACAAAGAATCTAAGTTAGATTCAACTTGTTCTGTATCATCAGACATATCTTCAGTTATCTCTTGAGTGTCATCAAGTAAATCACGAAATATTTTGCTTTCTTTTGATAAATCTTTAGCAAGCTTTAATCTCCCTGCTTCAGTCTTCATCATGCTTGCGAGTCTTCTGTCTTGCAAAATCATTGAACCAAAATGTTTATGTAAGGCATCTGTTATTTCTTTATCTCTTAAATCTGCTTCAATTTTTACTCCATCAACAAGAGACATTTGTACGGTAAGTAAATCTTCTACTATCTTCAATCTATCTTCATCTGCTCTGTTCCCTTGAAGAATTAATTTATCGTATTCTTCAAGCAACTCAACAGTTCCTGCTAGCTCGTCACCAAGACCCGCACTTTTTATCATTTCAATAAGTTTTTTGACTGTTTCACTATCTTCACCTAGAAAGTCTCCAAAAAATCCTTCACCGATGTCTAAGGCATCTCTAATAGCTTCACCAAATTCAGGACCTAATGTCTCTGCATTAGATATTAAAGAATCAAACAATTCTTTGCCCATAGTTCCTTGTTCAACACCTTTGATAACAGAAGCTCTTACAGCTTCTGGTAAGTTAGTAACAAACTCTTCCCAAGTAGCAGCGTTCACAGGCTCTGCTTCAAAACCATCTCTAAGACTTATTGACATACTTTCAATTGTTTTAGAGACACCTTTTTGAACATCACTTACTTCTTCTAGTTCTCTTTTATATTTTCCATAAGCACTAGCTGCTAATCCAAGAACTGCCACTAGACCTGCAATAGCTAGACCTACACCTGATGAAATTTTAAGAAATTTCCCAAATCCTCCAAGAAGACCACTAACAGTTTTTCCTAGTTTTACTAAACTTAAAACCATAGCACCAAAAGAAGCAGCATAAAGAGCAAAAAGAGCAGGGGGATTATCTCTAAAGAATTCTGCAAGTCCAAAGAAAGCATCAGCTACCCTAACAAGCACCCCTGCTAATTTTTCCATAACAGGTAAAAAGATTTGACCTAAAGTAATAGAAGCTGCACCCATAGTTGATTTAAACTGTTGCATTTGCATAGCAACTGTACCGAATTTTTCAGCTGCCTCTTCATTCAAAGCATTTTGGCTAATAACCTCAGCTTTAGCTCTGCTCATTGCTTCGGTTAAACCTTCTTCGTTATTAGCTAAAGATAAAATTGCTTTTCTTACACGAACAGTACCCAAGCCCATTTCTTGTAAAACTGCGGTAGTTGATCTACCTTCTTCTCCCATTTCATTTAGTCCAGCTAATAATTGTTGTACAGCTGTTCCAACATCTGTTTCTATTAATCTTCTAAATTCATCTACATCTTTACCTGCAACTTGTGCGAAGGTAGCCATTTCACTGCCACCTAATTTTGCTGCGTCAGTTATGTTTAGGAATAATTTAGAAAGAGCTGTTGCACCAGCCTGAGACTGCTGACCTGTTTCTTTCATCGCTGCTGAGAAAGCTAATATTTCTTCTGTTGCTAAACCTGCAAGATTACCTGAAGCACCAAAGTTCTGGGCTAAGAGTATAATCTCACCCTCTTGAGCAGCGACATTGTTACCTAGTTCAACAAGAACAGATGAAAATTTACCAATTGAACTTATGTTTTCATTTGTAACATTTAAGAACCTAGCCATAGAAGTAGCAGCTTGTTCGGAACTCATGTTTGTAGCTCCACCTAATTTTGCTACAACCTCTGTAAATTCTGCAATATCATCAGCACCAATACCCAACTGACCACCAACAGATGCAATTCCAGCTAGTTCTGATGCTGTTATTGGTATTTGAGTTGCTAAACCTACTAAATCTTCTTGTATTTTCTTGAAAACTTCGGGGTCGTCAATATCTGACATAGTTTTCTTAACATTTGCAAATTCGTTTTGAAATTTTACTGCGGAGACTGCACCTGCAGCCATTGCAAAAGATAAACCTGCGAATAAACCTACGGTAGCTGCACTAATAGCATTTGAAGCAGCACTACCAACTTTAGAAAGTGTTTGAGTTGCTTTAGCACCAACAGAAGCAAGTTGCTGTGAAGCAGCGTCTGTCATCAGACGCATCGCACCCGTTATCTTAAAGTCCATTTATCTATACTCCTATTTCGTTCATAGCTACATCAAGTGAAACCCGTGTTTTTTCTTTATTTCTTGTAAAGTCGGATTCTTGTCGATTTTTATCTTTCATTTCCTCATACATCTCTCTATGAAAAGGTGCATAAAAAGCAGATTCTTGAGAAACTAAGGAAAATAAAAGTACTTTAAATTTTCTCCAAGATACTTTCATTGGGTCAAGATTATAAAAACGATGGAAGTCTGCCTCCACTGCTGAATATCTTTCTAAAAGATCATCAGTAGAGATACTTATTTTGGGGAGTCTTCGTCTCCCTCATCTTCAGTTACTTCAGCATCGGGGTCGTTTATTACCTCGTACTGTATTAGTAACCAATTCAATAATTCTTCCAACTGTTTCCAAGATACCTGATTATCCATCATATCTTGTAGTACTTTCGCACCTAACAATTGCTCTAAGAATTTACTAATTTGCTTTGGATCTACTAATCCCTGTTCATTTAGAACAGATAGTTGACCTAAAACTACACTAGCTGGTAGCTGTCCGGGAATACTGTATTTCTTTCCAGCTACCTTAAAATCTAGCGTATGTTGTGTAAGCTCTTCATAAGCTTTATCGAAGTCCTTAAACTCTGACATAACTCTCCTATCTTTTATTAATTATTAAACAGTGTCAATAATTTTAAATATTTGCTGAAATGGTGCGTCACTATTTGGTTTAAGTACTTTGTACTCAACTGTGACTGTCACCTTCTGTGGTGCTTTAGCGTGAACCATTGAGAATGCTCCAACATTAACTGCCCTAGGGACATGAATGTCTCTAAGTTTTGTTGCTCCTGCATCATCTGTTCCTGGAGCGTTAACTCTTAACAACAAACCATATTCTAAGAATGAATCTGTTGTTGGTGGAACTAATGTTGAGTAACCAGATGCCGGTGAACCTGTTGAGATTGTACCGCCAGACATAGCTAACTTCAAGTTTGCAAGAGAAGCCTGAGCTAATTCTCCTGTTATACGGACTTCTTGAGCAGTTTTGATTGTCTTAATTGGGTCAATCTCTTCTGCAACCATAACATCATCAAATGTCTTATCATATTCTAATGAAAATCCACCTTCTGAATATCCTATGTCAGTCCAGTATGTATTCGCTGGAGTAACACTTGTATTGGTTGGAAATACCACATTTGGGCTTCCACCATTCAAGTCTGACTCTAACGCTGTAAAAAGTGTACCAGTTCCCAAAAGAACTTCAGTAATACTTTGTGCCATAACTTTTACCTACTTTTTCTATTTTGAAGAGCTTGTCACTCTTCTTCTTCTACTATGACTTCTTCCTCAGCTTCGTGCCACTCTTCATCATCAACTTTGTCTTCAATTTTCTCTCCGACAATGTTGAGAACTTCTCCCATTCCCTCACCTTCCGCAACAAAGGTTGGAACTATAATTTCTCCTTGTTTGGTTTGAGATTCTTCTAATCTCTTCCAATCGGAGTCTTTTATTTCAATCCATTCTTTGCTGTCAAAAATGATATCGAGTTTTTCATCCCTTATTGCATCAAAAACTCTGATAAAAGGGTTCATTTTAACATTTTTCATGTTGCTTCTCCATAATACATTCCTACATTTACAGTATAGCGTGCTAAATTCCTGTCTGTATCTTCCATTCTGGAGGGTCCACTGATAGGATTAAATCCATATATTATTCCATCTGTACCTGTTAAAGTGTACTTTTTTGGCGTGTGGTCAAAAGCACTTCTAACAAAAGAACTTGCTAAATTATAAGCATTTGCAAAGTCAGGAGTTGCTTTATTACCATCAGATCCATATTTACCAGCAAAACAATCTATGTTAAAAAAAGCTGTCCAAACACCAGCACTATTTATATTTTCAGGTGCTGAATCTACTAAATCGACTACGGCAAAAGGTAATGTAGCATTAGAAGGTAATCTTGTAGCTATCCTTGTACTTACAATATCTGTAATTGCAGTTTCAGCAGTAGCCCATGATCTAAATAAAATTTCTGAATCTGGTAAATTAATAGCCATTATATTTCAGCCTTTCCTTTTTCTCCTTCAGACCACACTTGGTCGAAAGTTAGAAATTTTTTCTGTCCAACAGCTACTCTTCCAAAAGCACTTGTTTTAAAATCATTTATAACTGCATTCAATGCTTTTCTCATCATGGCACCTTTTTGATTGTTGTTGCCTCTTCTACCTTGAACGGGTGCTCTGTTATCATTATCATAAAATCCTCCAAAGTAATTATCTCCTTCAGGCCTTGGACCTGTAACCTTTTGCAAAAACCTAAATCTTTTTGGTACGACACCACCAAGCTGAACATTTAAATGCTGTGTGCCTCTGTCATAACCTTCATTTATTCCAAACTCTATAACCCAAGGATAAGGAACTCTTGGGTCAGGCATATCAGCAATTCCACCAACACTAACAATTCTTTGTGCTGCTTGGCTACCACCTTGTAAATCTTTTCCGTATCCTCTGCCTTTTCTGTTTTGTATAGATTCAATTAAAGCACCAGATTGTACAGGTGTTTTTTCTCGTAACTTCCGTTCTACATATTGTGCAAAGAAGTCAACATTAAGTTGACCCGTTCTTGCAAGTTTTCTTAAAGCACGGTCAGTAACCATTCTGCTAGAAGTCTCTCCTGGCTTTAGTTTACTCATCATATTATCTGTAAACATTGTTAAGTTTGCACCTGCAACAGACCTCATTCCACGAAAGGCTGCTCTAGTAAAAACACTGTCTCCTGATGGAATGACTCTCATAGCTGAACCTGTTAAACGACCACCAGCTCTTCTAAAAGCACGCTGTCCAATACCAGATACTTCATGTTCTTTAGTAAGACCTTTAATTGTATTTCTTATAGCATTGTAATCACCAACAGCACGCCCTAGTCTTAAGTTAGCAGAGTTAATTTTTCTCAAAGTTTTAGAAGGTACCAAGTTAGTTACATCGTTAGAAACAATTGAATATGTATATATATAACTTCGTAAATCATTTACTGACTCAGGAAATTCTAATTGGCTGTTACTGTCTTGTTCAGCAAATACAAGATAACGCCTTCCTGCTCTAGCAGTTTTTGTTTGCCTTAAGCTTCTTCTAGATCGTCCTATTATTTTTTGTTCTATTCTTGGTCTTTTAGCAGCCATTAATATCCACTTTCTAAAATAAGTTGTTTGTAAAAAATACTTCCAAATCTATCTTTAACTAATTTGACTCCTTTTACATTCCATTTTGAGGAATCATAAATGACTCGGTCTTTTACATTTACATCTGTAGTTGAAGGAACCATAACACGAAGTCTTATTAAGTTTGATTCCAAATTATCATCGTCATCTTCTGTTGTTTCTTTTGTATGAATTACTCTTGCTTGTACACTAGATGAACTAGATGACCATGCTGTTACTTCATTACCTCTATCATCTAGAGTTACTGAACCAGATAGTCTTTCTATAGCAATTGTTTCATTTAATAATGCTGTTGTTATTGAAGGCATATCACAATTATAACACTTGAAAAACACGAAATCCCCTACCTTTTCAAGCAGAGGATTCCGATAATTTCGGGTCGCAATTACTCTAAGTTTAGCAGGTTGTATTCTTCCAAATCTTTTATAAGAAGCTCTTTAGCTTCGTTCTTAGTTCTTTGTTGCCAATCTCCAAACAACTGTAGTTCTTGTTGTCTAATGTTATTATCTTCAATTTTCATAATTTTATTATATTTAATTTTGTTTCTTGAATAACATTCCATATATCGTTTTGAACTATATTGTAATCCTGAAGATGCTTTTCTAGACCTATGAAAAAATGAGGCAGGAAGTGGTCCTAATGACCTTATACTTGCACAAGTTTTTTCTGTTACTGTTGGATTAGGAACATCTCTTTTATCGTAATAAGCTTTTACAATTTTAACATTACAATTATTACATTTGTTCATTCTTTTATCTCTACCTACTTTTGAAACATAAAAATTGTCTATAGGTAGTGTTTTATCACAGAATGGACATAGTTTATGAGAAGGATAATGAGTTAGGTTATACGCTTCTTGTCTTATCAATTCTACTTGTTGTTTTAGATGTGGTTTATCTTGTATCCAAGTATTTAATTTTCTTACACTAAAATTAGGAATATCTTTAAAAGTATGAGCTGTTATAAAGCCTCGAGCTTTTGAAATTTTTTCTAGAGCTAAATTAAATATTTCTAAGTTAAAGTCTGAAGCACCTGCTAATCCAAATTGTTCTCTAAGTTGTCTTACTCTTTCTCTAGAGCAACCCCATTCATCAGCCCAAAACAGATTTGTTTTAATTGGATCTGATGTTATTTTTTCTACAATTTGTTCTCTAGTAAGCTTTTCTTTGGTATATCTTTTAGGTCCTGAAAATTGAGGTAATTCGTTTAAATTCTCCATATTGTTTAGTATGTAAGGTGTCTCTACTTTAACATTATCCATATCAGAAACTAGCCTTTCATCAGCTAATTCATTGTCGTTTATTCTATCTTCATATTTGTCCATGTTTCTCCCATCTATTAACATATAATAAATCTTAGCATAAACTTGTATTAATGCAAGAACCTTACTAGAATTATATTACTGATAGGAAAGGACTGTAATTTGGTAGAAGTACCTTTTGTGGATACAGCACCTGTCTTTGAGGATGAAATCATTCACAAAGGCAACTATATGATACATGTAAGGTGGAATCCTTACATGACTTGTCACGAAGCAGATGTCTTTAAAGTAAAGACAATCGGGACAAATCCTTCGTACACGCATATCGGTGTAACAGCAGGAAAGTCAAAATCAATAGCTGTATCTGACGCAGAAATGCTTATTATAGATTAAAGACTATCTAAACAAAGGAGATTAACAATGATAGCTGAATGTCTGCTACTCTTAGCAAGTTTTCAACAACCCATAATTAACAATCAACCTACTGTAGATGACATCTATGAAGTAAAGCAGTGTATGAAAAGTTTTCCAAAAAATATGTCTGATCACACTCAATACTACATTATGCACTTTGAACCTGAAAATCTATATACGGCATTTAGAATTGGTTGGTGTGAAAGTCGTGGCAAATCAAATGCTTTTAGATTAGAAGATAATGACTCGGGTGTCATGCAATTTATTCCAAATACCTGGAAATGGATGGTTGAATTACACGGAATACCTGAATGGGACTCTTGGGTAATTACTAGATTTGGTATGCCTTATGAGTCTAATAAGACCTCTAAAACAAATACTGGTTTTGATTTTAGACCTGTCCAATATTCTGCTTATTGGAATATATATGCAGCATCACTTTTGGCTGAAGATACATATTCAAATACAAGATGGAACGATTGGAACTCAAGCAAATGGTGTTGGGGCGATGCAGAAAAATGGGAGCGTATGTGGCGAAGTCAAGAATAAATGTTAATATTTAATTATGTTTTATAAAGATGGACCTTATATTCCTAAAGAAACTTTAAAACTTATTGATAGAAAAAATAAAATAGAAAAAGAGTTAAAAGAAATATATATTAAGTTAGGAATTAATGAAGATAGGTAGTTTGTTTTCTGGTATCGGTGGTTTAGATTTAGGAATTGAAAGAGGACTAAAAGACTTTGATGCTGAAACAATTTGGCAAGTAGAGTTTGACCCTTATTGTGCAAGTGTTTTAAAAAAGAAATGGCCGAAATCAAATGTCATCAATGATGATATAAATAATGTAGATTTCAGTAAATTAGAACCTGTTGACATGTTGATAGGGGGATTCCCTTGTCAGTCATTTAGTTATGCAGGTAATAGGAAAGGAATGAGTGAAGAAGATGAGCGAGGAATATTATGGTATCAATTCGAAAGAGCCATTAGCGTTCTTAAACCAAAATGGGTTGTTGCAGAAAATGTCAGAGGACTCCTCACAGCCAAAGACGACGAAGGAAATAAAGGAGGAGCAGTCGGAAGAGTTATTTCTTTCCTTTCCAGTAGCGGGTATAGTGTTGAATGGCAAATTGTATCAGCAGCCTCGGTTAATGCCCCGCACCTTAGAGAAAGAGTATTCATCGTGGGAAACTCCGAACACTTTAGATCACTTGAAACCGAGAACAGGGGAAGCTTTGGAGAACGCTCTGTACCGTGGGGACAAATCCAAGAAGAGCAAAAGAAAAAGTACGGGCAACTTGAGGGAGAATCCAAAACTTTGGTCAACTCCAAGAGCAAGTCAAGCATCCAAGCCAGTGAACAAACAAGCACCGTCGGTGAAGGCGGGGAAACACGGTTCGACTCTAGAAATGGACATGGGGGAGAGGAACCCAAAACTTATTGGCAAAAGGTTGAACAGCAAGTGGGTGTCCCTACTTATGGGGTTCCCGTCGGATTGGCAGGAAGATTAGGTCTTCCTAATTATTGGACATACAATGCAGATGTTTTACATTGGCCTACTCCTACAACACAAGAAGTTCTTCATAAAAATATGAAACTTAATGAAAAAGGTAGGAGACTAACAAAAGACGGTACAGATTCTCATAGTCTTAACTTACAAGACAGAGTTTATTTATCACAAAAATGGAGAACTCCTACAACTATGGATGGTAAAGCAGGAGAGGATGCTTTAAAGTATGCTACTAAATTACTTCAAGGAAAAACAAAAAGAGCTTCGGGTCAACCTGTGCAAATAACTTTGGCAGACCAGATTGCTATTGATGAGATACATAAGAATCCTGAATTATTTGAAATTTATAAAGACCACGAAATATTAAAAAGACCTTACCTACCAACACAAAAGCAATTTGTAGATTATCTTAGGTCTCAAACATCAGTTAAGGTATTATCAGAAAATATAGATATTAAGAAGACAACTATCGAACATTGGTTTAGATATGACAAAGGTGGATTCTCTTATCCGACCATAGAAGATTGGGAAGCTATAAAACCTTGCTTAAGAAAATTAAAGTTTGATAAAGAAATGACAACAGTAGAAAGTTTTGAATGGCAAAGACAAAATTGGCAAACACCTCTAGTAACAAGTAGTAGACCAAGTACAAAAAGAATTGCAGAAGGAATAAATCCTAAAGGTAATCTTGCAGAAAATCCTTATGTTTATAAAGATGATTATGTAATAGAACCATGGGAAACAGTACCTAGAACAATAGAAGATGAACCTGACAGGGTAAATAAAATAAAAGCATTAGGCAACGCAGTTGTTCCTGCTTGTGCAGAGTTTGTAGGAATTTGTATTTCAAATTCTCTTAAGTATGGAACACTTGTTTTTGATAGTAGATATGAAAATAATTAAACATTTAAAAGATAGGTTTTCTTATTGGCTAGAAGTTAGAGCTTATGAGAAACAAAAAAGAAATGAACCACTTTGGGTTGCAGAACCTGAAAATGTTATATGTGATAAATTACTTGAATCTTTAGAAAAATACGAAAATTAAAACTGAACTTTTCTTTTAGAAGCTTTACTAGCCTTATCTTTCATAGATTGTGAAACTTTAGATGGATCTGTATTCCAATCAACTCCTACAGTACCATACATGTATACCCTTGAAGATATTTGTCTTTGTGATTTAGCGTTACATTTCTCACACTTTATTATTGGGTCTTCGTGTATTGAATGTCTTACATCAAATAAATGCTCACATTTAGAACATTTATACTCATAAAGAGCCATTATTTAATCGTCTGAGTCTTCTTTAAAGGCTTTACAAATTTTAAGATATAAGTTGACCATGTCGTCAGCATCTTGAACAAGATTAATTCCTTTAATTCTCATATAGTTAAATTGTTTGAGAACCATTTCTTTAAATTGCTCATCATCGACGAGTTCGTTAACAGCATCTTCTCTTTTTGTACCTTCTGGGAAATTAAAATCTGTCATATTAATCTAGTATACCTGCTGATGTAAAGAATTGTCTCTTGTACTTGCTTAATATTTTCATATCAGCTTTTTGCAACAGGTCAGAATTCATTTGGTCTAGCACTGATTCATAAGTAACTTGATAATCTCCGATACCTTCGTTCTTAACCATTTGAAATTTACCCTCAGATCCCGATGCTAAGTGAGTTTCGACAGCACCTGATGGTTGTTGTGAACCTAGAGACAATGCAGAAACAACTAATCTACCTGCACATCTAGCTACAACATACTTAATATCTTTAGGAACATCTTCTGCTGTTCCTTCGCTATCAGAATATCCTGCTTTATAAACAACTGTAATGTTTTGTAATCTAGCAGAAGACCATTTTTCTCTACCAACCTTACGGAGTCGTCCAAGACCAGGATAACTAACATAATCGTTAGTATTTCCCTCGGTAAGAGAGGTACCGTCTTCTGTAACTGAAGTTATAGAAACTATAGGAGAACGCTTTAAGAAGATATCTTCTGTCTTGTCTCCATCAAATTTTTCTGTTATTGATGCTGAATAGTTTGGGTTATATCCAATGTAGTTTGCTACAGCATCTTCTACTGTAGGAATTAATAAATTCGTACATGTAGCTTGATCTGTACTGCCTAGGTCAATACCAAGCACGCTTTCTACATCACTAAAAGTAGCGAGTGCCATTTAAAGTCTACTTATCTTCAGCTGGTTTTTTTGCTTTAGTTTCTGGTGCTTCTTTAGTAGCTGCTTTTTTCTTTGCAGGAGCTTTCTTTCCCCAACCTTGCTCTTTTAACCAAGCAGTAGGGTATTCTTTTCCAGCTTTTGCAATATTTTCAGCATTACTCTTTGGTAACTCAGACATAGGACCTTCCCAGATACTACCGTCTGACATCTTCCAAATAGATTTTTCTACTTTTGTAAATTCTGCCATGAAATTTTTTTCCTTAATCTTTAATAATAATTATACTATCGAAATTTGTAAGGGGCAGGTTTACTACCCCTCACAAAAATTTTTAACTCAATATGGATTACATATTTAGTAACTTGTGGAATCCTGTTTGTCTATAAACAGGGAAACCAACACGCATTGTTGCTCTAATAGCTAATTGATTCTTAACAAAGAAATCGCTATGGCTATCTGTGATGGCAAGGTCAATACCTTGTCTCATTACAACATTTGCACATTCGCCGCCACCGAACCTACCAACTAACACTGTGTTGTTTGGTATAGCAGTGGTCGGAACTACTTTAACACCCCAAATTTGGGCTGATGGTCCAGCACCCATTCCGCCGGCTGCAACAAAAAGAGGACTCTTTTCTGCATATCCTGCTGAAGAAGTACCTGCAAAGTCAGCACCAACTGAAGTCACGATTTGATTCCAGTCATTTGGGTGCATAACAATAGCATCAGGTTCTGTAAAGGAGTTTACACGAATATCAGTAATTGCATTATAGATTGCTCCAATTCTTCCCAAGTTACCGTTGTAACTGTTGAAGTCTGAAGAACCTACTGAGCTCTTACCTGCATCCAATAAACCTTCTAAGTTAGGGGCAGTACCGTTACCGGATATTAACTGTCCGTCTAATCTTAGCTTTAACATGGTTTGAAGTCTTGAGTTTACATAACCTTGAATTCCAGCTTCGTCAGAAAGCAATTCATCTGTAACAGGTATAAATACACCCATTTTTCTGATTGCTTCTGTCTTTTCTGTAAATGCAAGAGCAGCTTCGCCTATAGCAGCACCTTCAGCAGCTTCAGCTGCATTGTTGGTGAATGTAGTCTCTTCAAGATAACTAAAAGAGTTTTGGGTTGATTCGATTTGGTCGAATAGCCCAATAACTGCATTTGGATCTCTAAGAGCTGACTCTAATATTCCAGGCTCTCTCAAAACCTCAGGTGGATAACCTGTGGTTGTTAATGAAGTTTTAAATTCTGTTGGATTAAAGCCTACTTTGGCATCAATACCTTTTACTCCATTATTTTTGTAGTTCTTATAAGCGTCTGTGTTAACAAATTGCTCTCCAACTGATGTTGGTTGAACTTTCTCCGATTTATAAGTTGCTTCGGCTGGTTTTGAATCAGCTTCGATAGCTGCTTCATTTTTACTTTTAGTTGAAGCTAAATTTACTTCATCTACTAATCCAGCGAGTTCCGTGTTTCTGTCAGCAATAGCCTGCTTTTGGTCAGCAGTATATCTACCGTCTTCAACTGACTCAAAGAGTTCTTTTAATTCAACTCTTTTTGACGCTAACTTTTCACGAAGATCTTTAATGTCTTGTGACATGTTATTTGTCTCCTATTTCTAGTTTAGAATTTTTCTAAACTGTAGCTTATATTTCGTCTAATTCGGTTTCAGCTATAAGAGATTCAGTGACTGTATGTTGAGCCTCGAGAAGAATTCCATCTATTTCATCATCTTCTTCGTCTTCAACAACTTCTTCTTCAATAGAAACTTCTACTTCTTCAACTTCTTCTACTTCAGATTCTTCTACTTCTACTTCAACGACTTCTTCTGTATCTTCAGTTTCTACAACGGTATCACCTTGAGTTTCCTCAACAAGGTTGTCTTCTACTATTTCCTCAGATGAAGCTTCTTCGACTGTTTCAGTTTCAGCAACTTCTTCTTCTGTTTTTTCCGTATCAGGAATTTCTTCTTCTATTTGAGTAACAAGTGTTCCGACTTCGACAATGACTTCATCGATTTCGTTCCAAGCCTCATTTAAGTCTTCTTGAACTGCTCTTAAAGCATCCGTAGCTTTCTCCGACAATTTCCTACCATCCTGTGAACGCAAAGACCCTATAGCCTTCGCTCTTTCAACTAAGTCATCTAATGCGATAAGCACATCTTTGACTTCTTCCGAGAAACGCCTTCCTGACACGCTGGATTCGGTTTTTTCAGAAACTTCTTCAGACCCTTTGTTGCCACCTTGGCAGCATGCTTCATCTTTAGGATCTGATTTTAATTCTTTTTTACTCTCTTTATAACAAGAGCCATCTTCATCATGATTACATGAACCATATTTTTTTCCTTGAGTTTTCTCATAAATAGTATCTTCACCTGATTTAATTGCTAGTGTATATGTTTCTTGGTTTGCACCAACTAGCACAGGGGATACTTCATAAACTGTTAATTCTTTTAGATAACGAACATCATATTCATCGCCTTGCTCGTCTGATTTTTTAAAAGGTGCAACTTCTGAATCATCAACCCTAAAACCAAAAGACCATTGTTGTAAGTCTCCCATTGATTTTACTAAGTTGTATGCTTCTTTTCCTGCTTCTGTTTCCATAAAGAATGAACCTTTGAAAACAGCTTTTTCATTATCTTGTACTATTGTACCTTTACCTATTGGCTGATCCCATTTATGAGCAAACACCATTGGTACTTGTGTATCTTTAAAACCTGATTTTACAGCCCCAGGAACAACTACATCCCCGTCGCTGTCAACATTGCCGAAAACTGAAAAGACAGCTTCAACATTTCCTTTTTCATCACCCTCTTCTTTGATATTAAGTTCAAAGCTTTTAATTTCTTTATTGTCCATACACCTTTTTCCTTGTATTCCTCTTACTAATCTTAATACACTGTATCGTTGCGTATCAAGTTAGTTGTCTGTACTATTTATTTTAACATCTTAATCTTCAAGATGTTCTATTTCTTCTTTGTGTACGGAAGTATCCTCTTTTTTGTTACTTTGTCTATCAAGGCGAGTTGGTGTAGGTCTTATATTACCTTCTCTTGTCACCTCAACTTGAAATGATTCTGTTGTTAGAGTTTCTTTTTTTCCATCTCTAGAATTCATTCCTCTAACTAATTTTGCAGACCACGATTTACCTGCTTCTCCACCCCATAAAGCCCAAGCAATTCTACCGTTTGAAGGATAACCTTTTTCTCCTGGTCTCCAACCTTGTGCTTGTTTATCAACTTCATGTCTAGGAAAGTATTTTGCAATGTGTCTAACTTTTTCTGCTCCAGCAGTTGTGTTGTTAAGAATATATCTTGCTGAATTTCTACCTACAGAAGTACCACCCCTACCGTGTTCTTTTACCCAATCCAAACCTCTTCTTGCTTCTTTTTTTGCACCTGAAGGAATTGTAAAATTCATATCATCATATTTAGCTTTAGATGATTTTTTACTACTAAGAGGATGTCCACTAGGAAGTAAATCTTGGTCAAATGGTTTACTAGGGAATTTGCCTTTTAATCCTTTTAAGAAAGCATTAACTCTAGCATAAGCCCACTGATCTGAAGATGTGACACTTGGTCTAACTGAACCAGGGTTTGTGTTGTACGCTCCGACTCCTCTTCTAAAAACTGCTGACAACATTCGTAGAGTTGCCCTGTACTTTGGGTCTTTTGCATTAAAATCTTCAACTTTTTTCTTTAGTGCTTTTTTAACTGTTGCACTTACTTTTTCTTCTAAATCTTCTTTAATTTTTTTTTTAACAGCCTCTTCATATTCTTCATGTGAATTACATGGCATAAATACTGCTTCACCATTTACTTCATGTGTATGTACTCCAATAGCACAAGATAATTGAGTTGATCTGTTCATGGCATCGCCTGGATTATCAAATACATCTTCATCCATAGCAACCTTTTCTAATTCTTCTACATCCTCTTCTTGGGGCATTTCAGGAGAAACATCAGTACTGAAATCTGAATACTCTTCGGGAGGAGTGGGTTCTAAGTTAAGTGGTCTTAAGAAAACATCATGTTCAGGACCTGTTTCTAGGCCTACAGCTTTTCTTGCTTCTCCTACTGTTATCCAACCACCTGAAACTCCTGTTTGCATACGCTTGTATTGTTCACCTTTATCTACATCTAAAGCTCTAACTTCGTCTAAATCAAATTTACAGTGCATATTCTTATCAGCTGTAAAGTCTGACAATAATAATTGATGAGTAATCTCGTTAGCAACTGTCTGCCATAAAGGAATGAGCTTTTGCTCTGTAAAAAATTCTCTTAATTCTTTTGTATTGTTGTAAGTTGCAGCTTCAAGACCTGCTCCCAAACCTGCCAATATAGCAGGAACACCCAATACAGCAGAAACTCTTTCCTCCGGCAATCTCCTAAGTTGATTAAGGTTCATTTGTTCAGGAGACCAAGACACAACTTTCACATCCATAGAACCTGAAAGAATCATTGGTGCTCCTCTATTAGCCCCGCCAAACTTTTGTTTATAAATCTGAGCAATTGCTTCAGCTTCTTCTTGACTTGGGCCACCCATACTGTCGTCTTTAGGAGAAAGAATAACTCCAGGAACTGCCATATTGTGTAATAATGCAGCAGCGTATTGTCCTGCAGCTTCGTCTCCTAAAATTTCTCTAAGTACAGCCTTTAGTGGTGCAAAACCTTTTCTGTGATTATTAGGATCTATACCTTGTCTGATGTGAACTATTTCTGTAGCAGGTATAACTCTAAATTCGTTACCTTCTATTTTTTTACTGTCTTTCACATAGTATTCGTAATGAGTAATTAATTGTTTTTCATTACCTCTTGCCTTTACATACATAGGAATAAGTGGAATAAGTTCTACGACTCTACCACTAGCTGACCTATTCTTAAATAAGTAAGCATCACCTTCTGCATTTAAAGCTGTAATAATATAATGAGCAAGTAAAGAACCTGATGTGTATGGATTAGGCCTCGATAACAATTCAGCAACAGGATGATTATGTACTGTTTCTACATCGCCATCAACATACTTACAAACTTTAATTTTTGGTTCGGCAAATGAAGTTGCTAAAACATTAAGACAAGATACTACTGCTGAGTTTCCTGTACCGTCTCCAATTTCTTTAAGCATTTTGTCAGGAATAAATCCTGAACCAGTGTTGTAACCCATTACAGATCCATCTTGACCTGTTGTTTGATTAAAAGTTACACTTTTTTTACCTTCTATTTCCCTTGAAGCGGGTCTTTGTAGATATTCTACAGCTCGTCTGTATCTTGACTTATTTTCTGCCATTTAAAACGCTTTCCAATTAATTCTTTTATTTAAGTTTAATACTCCATAAGCTAGCGTATCAACTATGTCGTCATGTGCTCCTAAAGGAAAAGTTAATAATTCTCTTTCAGCTTCATGTACCCAATCACACATAGGGTCATCGGGAAAAAACACTTGACCACTTTCCATTTTAGCAGACAAAGGTACAGCTCTGGAGCGTTTATCCTTATCAGCTTTTAATTCTCTAACTTGCAGACCTTCTCTTTTAGCAAACTGAATTATTGATAATTGAAAACCTGCTCTTTCTATACCAATCCAATCAAGATTGTTTTTTTTGTAAAATTTTTTCATAGAAGGAATTATATCTGGAGCTTCCATTCTTTTTCTAAGCATATCTGTAACAAATAATTTGTTTTCACTTGGGTCGTGAGCAAAAGCTGTCATAACTGTGTAGTCAGCTGTTTGTTTGGTTGATGTTGCAAGGTCAACAGTGGCATATCTCGGCATTTTATCGAATTCATATGTAAAATCATCAATTTTTGCTCCACGAACAGCAGGTTGATAGTAGTTAAACCAATCCCCTTTAAACATTTGTGTGCCTTCGTTCACAAATTCTGCTTCATATTCTTGAGCAAAGATAAGTGAACCTAAATCTTGCTTTGCAGATTCTAATTCGTTAGGGTCAATTTCGGGATTATCAACTGTTGAATATCTAAATCTATCCCAATCATCTCTTTCGTCTGCATCTTGCCATAAACGATAAAACCAATTGTTCATGCCACGGGGAGTTGAAATAAATAACCCAGATCCTTTTCTTTCTGTAAGAGTAGGACGAAGTACTTCTGTCCATGTTTCTTCTTTTATAAAGGCAGCTTCATCCATAACTAAAAAATCTAAACCTTCACCTCTTAATCTCTGAGGGTTATCAGCAGATTTGACAGCAATAAATCCACCATTAGGAAATGTGACTGTCATGTCTCCCATTTTGACATCAACACCCATAGAATCAGCAAGGTCATATCCTGCTGACATTATGTCTCGCCATCCAACACGAGCAATAGAAAAAGTAGGTGCCACCCACCAGGCTCGTTTTCCCTTCATTGCTGTTTCTATACACAGCTGCACCCCGAGCCTTGTCTTCCCAAAACGCCTACCTGCACAAAGAATTTTCCATCGAGCTTCAGAATCTGAAACAGTTTGTTGATTCTCGTGCAAAGGAGGTAACTTTAATATCTTCTTCCTTTTTATTTCTTCTTCAAGAAACTTGCTAAACTTTGGCTCTTCCATAGTTCTATTATATACACCTATCTCCGAAGAGATAGGCGTTGATGGGAGGGCTTGTCAGCAAGGAAGCCGACTATTTAAGTGTACACTTCCTCGCAACAAGATATCAACTTAATCGTCTATATCTTCAAAGTTCTCTAAGTTAGGCATTGTCCATGTTTTCATGTTATAAGACAAATCACTTTTTTCTAATGCTTTGTGTATTTGCTTCATAGCATCTTCAACATCAGTCTTCGCTGGAAAACAAAACTCAACACTCATATCAGACATTACTATTTTGTTGTCAGTATCGTGCCAAGCATATATTCCTGTTTCTTCATGTAATTTATCTATCTCAGTCTTCTTCATAGTCTTCTCCTTTAAGTTTTTCTTCAACTATCTTTTGAATCATTTCTTCTCTTTTTTCAAAAACTGCAAGTTTTTGCTCTAAGCTTTTCATATAAATAAATACTACACCCGACAGAAAAGCCCAAAGAATTAAAATTATGATTAATAGTAAAAATGTTAAATCATAAACCATTATTCTTCTTCATCCCAATGAGTATCGCTTTGTCCTTTAATAATTCGTGTTAAATTCTCAAAGTCCGATTCATTCATCTCACCATTTTCTAACATAAGTTTTATTTGGTCTATAAAATAATCTTTAACATCATCTTCTAGAATTACAAAACCATCACTAGGTACAGAAAAAATATCTTCTTGTATGTCTTTGTGAAAAATATCTTTACTGCCAACAAATAAAGACTTGGTCTCACCAATGTTATCAACTAAATGATTCAGTTCAAATTTCATTGATGACTTGTCATAGATAGTTGGAGTATTAAAAAATGTTTTTATCATTTTTGTATACAACATAGCTTCATTGTCGTTATTTTGTTTTTTCCACATTTTTAATAATTCTCTATAAGTTAGAATCATTTTGTCAGTTCCTGGTAATTCATACTGAATGTGTACAGGTTTATGTCCGTGGTCACACTCTTGCTCTTTTTCAGTAAGTTCTCTTCTAGAAGAAAAGGCTCTGCCTATAGAACCGCCTTTAGTAAAGATAATACTAAGCAAATGTAACTTATCAGGGTTGTAACCCTCTCCCCAATCTTTTCCTGCATCAAAAACTACAGGATAAGAAACAATACAAAAATCTACTTTGTCTTTATCTAGTAACTGAGATAAACGAGACAATTGTTTTCCAACTCTTTCCACAATTGAAATAAGGTCTTCGTCTTCATCTGTTTCAGGAATAAAATTAGTAGAAACTAATTTACCAAAATTTGCTTCTTCACTAAATTGACCAAACAAAAATGTTGTTGGTATAGAAGCATTTATAAATCCTTCATCAATCATTTCTATGTGATCTAGTGCTGGATTGTTCCAATTTATGATGTCACTATTAGATTCATCATTTATAAATTCAACCATTCCAAAAGAAGAGTTATATATTTTTTCTATATGTCCTGCAAAAACATCTCCATTAACAACAAGTTCTGAATTAACAAACTGTTCTAGTTGTTCTATATTCATATCCTCATCGTTTTTGTTTTCATCTTCCCAATTCCAATTATTCATACCATGTAGCCTTTCCATACTGTTTTAACATTTCTTCAAGATTGCCGTCGGGATACTTAAGGTATCTTTTCCATACAGCTCTCTTCATCTCAAGACTTAAACCCATGTTTACTAATGTAGGATAAAGTTCACCCTTAGTAGATTTAGTAGGCTTTAATCTAACTTCACTTTCGTTTGGTACTGTTGGTCTTAATTCTTCACAAAGCTGTCCCTCTTTATCAGTACTCATACAAGCTTCATAATAAGATTGATTTCCGTATTCATCTGGAACCCATCTTTTGTCTATGAAACTACAAGGAATTCCCTCGCTCTTACAAACACCACCACTAAAATTATCTAAAGTAGATGTTGATTGATTTGTTCTATGAACTTTAGGAACATTTAGTTCTTTAAGTCTTGCAACAATTAACGAACCCTCAGGTGCTTTCACTCTGCCGTCTTCATATAAAGAACGCACAGCATTAAAAACATCTGCTTTTGTGTAATCTTTTAAGTCTGAATACCAAACATCAATATACACATCATCCCACTTTGTAGCGTCAGACATTCTAAGCTGTAGCCACTGTACAATCTCGTACCAATCGGCTTTAGCCATACCAACTAATGCTTTTCTATCAGTATCTGATACAGGCTTTGGTTGATGTTGTGCTAACTCTTCTAATGACATATTCATATTTCCTGGTTCTCCTATTGGAGTTAAATCATTATTGGACATACTTGTCACTTAAAGGATTAGTCTCATCAAAAAATCCTGCAGCTAGTATAACAGTACCAATTTCTCTAGTGACAACCTTGGATTGAAAGCCAACATGATTTTTTCTGAAATGATCTGAAGAGGATCTTAAAGTTGCAACAAGTCTTCTAGTTTCCCGAATTGGTAAACCTTTTTCCTCATATATACAAACCCATTTGTTGCGATTCTCTTGCATATAGGTTTGTGTTTCGTGTGGAAAATATTTACTTTTCCTACCTGATTTACCTGCTCTTTCTCCAGGTGTTGCCCAATTCATATCATCCGCCAAGATGAAAGGTTTGAACTGCTTCTTCTGTGTGTTTACAGTATTCCATTCACTCCATTGTTTTAAAGTTGAGTGTTCACTTCTTTCGTCATTACTATGTGTCATAGTTCTCCTTTGTATTATTTGTATTCTATACGATTTATATATATAAGTTTATGTTTTCTAATATATATCTAATAATATTTTTGCGTACATAATTTAGACTTACCTATTTTAAAAAGGTTACATAGTTTTTTAATTAATTTTAAACCTATATCTATATATCCATACATTTTTATATATGATACGGATCTAGAATATACGGACTAAGCGATACACCTCCTTACCGACTTTCCTATCCCTGTAGGTCTAG